TTGAGTTGCCTATCAGTGTGACTAGAACCTTACCTGACGAGGCAGTATCATGGCTCCACTACTGGGGCATACATGGTGTAGGCACACACTACTGGGACATAAAGGATTCACGGGTAATATTCCCTGTGGTTAAGAACCATCTACTGTATGATGCAACTGGTCGTACACTAGACAAGATAGTCACACCTAAATGGAAGCGATACGGAGGCTCTGGCTTACCATTCGTAGTAGGTGAGGGCAACGTAGCAGTTGTAGTAGAAGACGCTATCAGTGCCAGTGTGTGTGCCTCTGAGGGGTATGTTGGTGTAGCATTGCTAGGTACTAACCTAATGGAGAGCCATGCACTATCCTTGCTCAAGTATGACAAGGTGATTGTAGCACTAGACCCTGATGCCTCTATGAAATCCTTAGCTCACGTTAAGGAACTACGTAGGCACATAAGGAAAGCAGTAGCATTGAAGCTGGACGATGATATAAAGTACCGACTTGATGTTGATCTTAATAAACTTAGGAGTATGGCTAATGGCTAAACAAGGCACAGGCAAATGGGAATTGTGGGGTGAGTTTTATTTTGGTGATGGGGTCACTTGCTCTGAGTTAATAATGAGATCAGCAATTAAGGACGATGTAATATTTAGGAAGTATGAAGAGAGTCAGGATGGTCAGTATTTGTACACTACAATAGTAGAGGAAGGTACTTATGAAGAGGAGGAGGATGATGAGTGACTACACTATAACACCTGTAACAAGGGATGATTGCAAGCCATTCATCTTGGACATTCACTATGCTAAGAGGTGGCCCAGTGTTAGCTTTAGGTATGGTCTATTCAAGGGGGAGGAACTGGTGGGTGTAGTTACCTATGGTACTCCAGCATCCTCTGGACTTAGGGCTGGCATAGCAGGTGATGCACATAAGGGTGAGGTACTTGAACTTAACAGGCTATGCTTGAAGTACAACGTAAAGAATGAGGCATCCATGTTGGTGGCTAAGAGTCTGACCATGCTACCTAAAGGGAGGATCATAGTATCCTTTGCTGATGGATCACAGGGTCATGTAGGGTACGTTTACCAAGCATGTAACTTTACCTATCATGGCCTTAGTGCCAAGCGTACTGATTGGAAGGTCAGGGGTAAGGAACATCTGCATGGCATGACTATAGCTGACGAGTTCAGAGGTGTAGCTAATCGTAGCCAAGCCTTGAGGGATAAGTATGGTGATGATTTCTATTCAGCACCTAGACCAAGGAAGCATAGGTACATTTTTCTAGTAGGCAGCAAGACTTATAAGCGTGTGGTTACTAAGCACATAAAGTATAAACAGGAACCCTACCCCAAGGAGGTAGCAGTATGAAACTATATGTAAACAAAGATAAGACCCAATGGGCTGGCACTCAGGCAGATGCCAAGAAAGCGTTTGGTATGATAGAGTCTTATGAAGTACCTACAGATAAGACAGGACTCATAAACTTTATTAACAGTATAGGTGTTAAATGTTTATCACCTGTAGAAGCTACTCCATTACCAGTACGTAATGAGAATGCTTCTCCCCCACTAAGGGATACTTTGGTAGGTCGGTGCAGCATGGTAGAGTTAAAAGAGTTAAGCACTATGATGAACGTGCTTATAAATAAAACTTGGAACAGTATGGATAGGCTAGAGGATAAGTCAGCATGAATAAAATAATGGAGTTCTTGTATGGTGCAGGTTATATATGTTGCATTGCCGTAGCATTCTATGTAACACTTGTGATTGTTGATAGCACAATAGGAGGTAGGTAATGAGTGAAAAAGCATTAGAAGCAATCGGTAAAGTATTCACAGAAGAAGTACTGGACATCCTACTCAAGGAAGGACTTAAGGGTTACTATGATATGGTTAGCTTCTTCCAAGAGGATACCAGCACTCACCCTAAAGACTTTAATCATAACCAAGTTGTACTCAAGGCATTGGCTGTAGTCATTGAAGACTTCATGACTCCTGATGAATATATTGAATGGTTAAATGGTAACTCTAAGGAGGATGCATCATGACTACAAAGAACGACATAACAGGTGACGAGATTAAGACTAAGGTTCAAACATCGTCCGAGTACCAAGACAACTTTAACAATATCTTCGTTGGTAAGGTTGTTCCTATTGAAGAAGACATTGTTCCTATTGGAGAAGACACTCGCCCTAAGGATAGAATTAAACAGGGTATCAGTCCTCACTGTGTTATAGTGGACATTAATTCGGAGGATTTAAAGTGAGCATTGTATTTAAGCCTAAAATATCTGAGGTATTTTCTGGATCTAAGGCACCCCCTAAGAAGGATGTAGTGGAGCGTAGGAAACACCTGTACACAAAGCAGGAGTTGCAAAGGTTAGTAACCCTACGGGTTCATGGCTTTTCTTTCATCCAAATTAGTAAGCTTATACACAGGGGTCAGGGTGGTGTAGCTGCTGCTATTAACCATCACAATCTACATAGTGAGATACGAACAAAAAGAAAAGAACTTCTTGAGGAGATAATGACATGAGCATAGTCTTCGTGCCTAAGATAGGTGACCATCTACGTAAGACAGAGGGTGTACTTGAGGCCTTTTCTAAGGGGGAGTTAGCAGAAGTAGTGAAGCTACGTGCTTCTGGACTGAGCTATAGAGAGTGCGGCCTTGCCATAGGCAGGGGTGGGAGCAGTGTTGCTTCTGCTGTTAACTACTACAATTTGTTTGACGATATAGCTTCGGAGAAACGACCATGAGTAATGGTATTACAGTACTAGAAATAGTGGATCAAGCAGATGGTTCAGGTATAATGAATATGGATATAGAGGAGAAAGAGATAACCTCCTTTGTACAATCGGGGCTAGACTATGTACTCACACAGATGCAGGTTCATGATGAAATAGTACAGTTTGAAGCTAACACCTTTGCTAAGCATACACGGACAGTGGAGTTGACTGATGAAGAACTTAACATCTTGTTTCACTTTGGGGTTATAGGGGCGATCAGGAGGGGTATGCGTGAGCAGAACAAAGAAGAAGAAGATGGGGGGTAAGTCTGTAAGTAAGCCATACTGCACAATGTATACAATGAGGAACATATTATGGAATTAGCATTACTACGAACACTCATGGATAAAGACTTCCATGATAACCACAAGGGCATACGTTGCCCCAACAGTATATTCAGCAAGGAAGGTCGCAAGGTTAAGGCTACCATTGATGCTGCCATTACTACCTACGGCAGGGATGTTACACCCATAGAGGTGGAGGCACTCTTCTTCTCTAAGAACCCTACGCTCACTACAGCACAAAAGGATTCCTATCAAGGTATCTTTGACAAGGTAGAGCGTGAGGCTATCATGGGTGTGGACATAGCCAGTGATGTACTGTCGGATATGTTCCGACAACATGTAGGAGAAGAGGTAGCTAACCTTGGCTTTGAATACGTCAATGGTGAACACGCATCCCTTGAACCTCTACGTGCCATACTAGATAATTACAATGAAGACTTCACACCTAACCTATCGGTTGAGTGGGCTGACATTGATATGGATTATCTATTACAGAAGAGTGACCTTGAGGCTCAGTGGACATTCAACCTACCTACCTTGGCACGTAAGGTGGAGGGTGTTAATGGTGGTCACCTTATTATGATAGGTGCTAGACCTGAGACAGGTAAGACTTCTAGCCATGCGTCATTCATTGCTGGCCCTAAAGGTTTTGCAGAGCAGGGCGCACAGTGTCTAGTGTTATGTAATGAGGAGGCAGTACACAGGGTAGCAGCACGTTACCTCAATGCATCCACAGGTATGACACTCAATCAGATACGGGACAATCCTTCAGCAGCTACTGCTAAGTACCAGCGTATCAAGGATCATGTTAAGTTCATTGATGCCACAGGTAAGGACATGGCATGGGTTGAGTCGGTCATTAAATCCTACACACCTGACGTTGTTGTACTAGACATGGGTGATAAGTTTGCTAGGCTCAATGGTGCTGCCCGTGAGGACATGATGCTCAAGGCTAATGCTATCTATGCTAGGGACATTTCCAAGCAGTATGGGTGTGCCATGTTCTATATGTCACAGCTAAGTGCAGAGGCAGAGGGTAAGGTAATCCTTAATCAGTCTATGATGGAAGGTTCTAAGACAGGTAAGGCATCAGAGGCTGACCTCATGCTGCTCATTGCTAAGAACCCTGCCATTAGTGAAGACGATACTATGGATGATCCTATGCGGCATATCAACATAACCAAGAACAAACTAACAGGATGGCATGGCAAGGTGACTTGCATGTTAGACGGGAGGATTGCAAGGTATGGTGTTTGATCAAATAGAATTATTTATTGAGGACATAGAGTTATATGAAGCACATCCTGAGTGTGAGGACACAAAGGTATGCTCCAAGTGTAATCATACTCTACCTGTGACAGACTTCAGCCCCGTAGGTAAGGGCGGTTATGTACGGCATGAGTGTAGAGCCTGTAGTAATGAGTTAACTAGAGTGCGTAAAGGGCTTAAGGAATTACATGGTCAGCCACCTGAGGGGTATGAATGTCCCGTGTGCTTATGTGATGAAGAGAGGGCTGCTACTGGTGGGCCTAGTAACTCTGCTTGGGTTCTTGACCATGACCATGAGACAGATGATTTCAGGGGCTGGCTATGCCATAGGTGCAACAGAGCATTAGGTTGTTTCCATGATGATGTTGCACGAATGAAGAGAGCAATTAAATACTTAAGGGGTAAGCTATGATTACTATATTGGATGTAGAGAACACCACCTGTAAGAGGGATGGCAAGCAGCACTTTGATCCCTTTGAGTCAGAGAATGAGTTGGTTATGATAGGTATGCTATCTGAGAGTATGAGTTATTACTCTGATGAAACTGTAGTTACCTTTACTCATTCAGATGAACCGCCCACTTGTAATGGAAATATAATAACGCAGAACATATTAGATGCCACCACCCTACTGGTCTGTCACAATGCAGTGCATGACCTTACGTGGATATGGGAATGTGGCTTTGTGTATGACGGAAAGATATACGACACCATGTTAGGTGAGTACATACTTAACAAGGGTGTCAAGTCTCCTCTTAACTTAGGCTTTGTATCTGCACAGTATGAACTGGAAGAGCAGAAGCTTGATACTATGTCCGACTACTGGAAGTCTGGTACATCTACAAAGGACATTCCCTTTGATGAACTGGACGAGTACCTACGCTACGACTTGCGCTCTACTCTTGGTGTCTACAAGAAACAGATGGTAAGGTTTGCCAATGACGAGAACAGTAGTATGCAGTCTGTACTAGATCTTACTATGGATACTTGCTATGAACTGGCACTGATCTATAAGCGAGGCATCAAGGTAGACTTAGTAGAGTTGAACAAAGTAAAGACTGAGTTTGAAGAAGAGAGGGCTACTCTATCAGAGGAACTTATGGAGTTTGTTGAGGAGTTGATGGGTGATACACCCGTAAACATTAACTCACCAGAGCAGCTATCAGCACTAGTGTTCTCTCGTAAGCCTGTAGATAAGAAGTTGTGGGCCTTGAGTGTTAATGCATTCATGTCTGACTCAGCATTCAAGGATACTATGAAGTCTCAGTGTGGCCCTGTCTACAAGACTAAGGCTAGCAAGTGTGTCATATGCAATGGCACTGGCATGGTTCAGCATCTTACTAAGAAGGGTACGCCTCGTAAGAACAAGAACATCTGTCAGTCATGTGATCGAAAGGGCTATGTACTCACACAGACTAAGGTGTTGGCAGGACTTAAGTTCACACCACCCAAGGCTACATGGGCTAGTGCTAGTGGCTTCAGTACAGGTAAGGGAATCCTTGAGACACTTGAGGCTACGGCTAGAGGCAAGGGCATGGAGCGTGAGGGTAACTTCTTAAAGAAGCTGCGTAGACTTAACGCTATTGAATCATACCTATCCTCCTTTGTAGGTGGCATAGAGAAGTACACTAAGGCAGATGGTATGCTGCATGTACAGTTGACTCAGCACATTACCTCTACTGCTAGGCTGTCAGGACGTAACCCTAACATGCAGAACATGCCAAGGGGTGGTACGTTCCCTGTTAAGCGTGTGTTTATATCACGATGGAAGGGTGGCAAGATAATGGAGGCTGACTTTGGGCAGCTAGAGTTTCGTGTAGCAGCATTTCTTTCACAGGATAAGACTGCTATAAAGGAGGTGTTAGAAGGATTTGATGTACATCAGTACACCGCAGACATCATAGGTGGGGCAGGACAGCCTATAGCTAGGCAGAACGCTAAGGAACACACCTTTGCCCCCTTGTATGGTGCTTCAGGGTATGGTCGTACTCCAGCAGAGGCAGAATATTATACTCACTTCCTATATAAGTATCGTGGAATAGCAGAGTGGCACAAGAGGTTAGCCACTGAAGCCCTGTCAGAGAGAAAGATTACAACACCTTCGGGTAGGCAGTTTGCTTTCCCCGATGTGTCAAGGAGGCGTGATGGTACTGTTACAAACTTTACCATGATTAAGAACTATCCTGTTCAGTCATTTGCTACGGCAGATATAGTGCCAGTTGCACTGCTGATGATGGAGAAAGTGATGAAGGAGAGAGGTTTATTATCTTGCATAGTTAACACAGTTCATGATAGTATGGTAGTGGATGTACACCCTGACGAGCAGACTGATATGTTAGCAGTCGTAGTGGAAGTAGAGAGTAAGTTAGTAAGCACAGTAAATAAGCTGTGGGATATTGATTTTAACTTACCTCTATCACTGGAAGCTAAGATGGGAAACAATTGGTTAGATCAAGTAGATTGCTAATAGCATAAAGGATAATGAGTATGAGTGAAGTAGCTTTAAATCAAGTAAGTCAAGAAGAGTTAATGCGCCTAACAGGTATGGCTAATGAGACAGGAGGTGGTGGTTCTAAGAACAAGCTACCCCGTCTACGTATGTGGCATACCCCATTGATGGGTGTCGTTGAGGTAGATGGTAAGAAGAAGAAGATGGAAGTTGTGGAGGCAGGGCAGTATCGTCTGGAACAAGAGGACGGAACATTTGCTTATGCACCAGAGGCTAACGTCCGATTCTTTATGCAGTCATTTATGTACAAGCGGTACATCAGTGACCCTGCTAACAGTCGGTATGTTAAGACTCTTATGTCTGACAACCTTAACGTAGACCTTAAGGACACAGATGGTGGGTTCAACTGTGGTAAGCCAGCAGGTTTCATTGAAGACTGGAACTCAGTACCTGACAAGATGAAGGATCTAATCAAGTCAGTGAAGCGTGTCCGTGTTCTGTTCGGTGAGATTGATATGGTCGGTGCTGTCAATGAGAAGGGTGACCCCATTGATGTTAAGACTTCTCCATTCATATGGGAGGTGGATAATCGTGAGGCATTCAAGACCTTCGGTGATGCCTTTAAGGAGATTGTTAAACGCAATCGTTCATTCATCCAGTTCAGAGTTAACGTGACAGGTCTTGAGCGTGAAATGAACAATGGTCAGTCCTACTTTGTACCCAAGGTAGACGTTGACTACTCTTCAGACTTAGCTATTACAGAGCATGTGTTAGATATGCACCGCAATAGTTCGGAGTGGATCACGCAGTACAATGACTACATCAACTCAGAGTTTACTGCTAAGGCAGTGGAGACTTTGAACAGTGCCGATGAAGGCTTAGTGAATGAGTTTATAGATGTGGAGTAAACATGAACATACACGAATTAATGGTACAAAAATATCTTAATAGTGTAGTGGCAGGGGAGGGTGGCATGAGCCGCCCTGTTCTTGACTTCATGGTTAACGATGTTAAATTAGCGTTAGAAAAGCAACTCGTAGACAAGCGTAACCCAGACTTTAGGTTGCGTATGTCAAACATAGGTCGTTCTTATTGCCAGCTTTGGTTTGATAAGAACCAGCCAACAGATGCTTTACCTTTTCCAAACAGCTTCTTGATTAACATGATCCTCGGTGATCTTGTTGAAGCGATCATGAAAGGTATCCTCACTGAGGCTGGTGTAATATGGCAGGATGGTGAACACTTAAAGCTTAACTTAGGTAAGCATGTTATCAATGGTACGCCTGACCTTATCATTGATGGTGCTGTATGGGATATCAAATCTTGTAGTCCTTGGGCTTATGCAAACAAGTGGATAGACTTTGCTACTGTTAAGGAACATGATTCCTTTGGGTATGTAGGGCAGCTAGTAGGGTACAGTAGGGCGTTAGACTTAGACGCAGGTGGTTGGATAGTTATCAACAAAGCAAATGGTCAGTTCAAGTTTATAACTGCTGACGGCATTGATATGCAAGCTGAGTTAGATAAGCTAGAGGATAAGGCTAATCGCATAGTAGACGGAGATTCTTTTGAGAGATGTTACGAACCCATCAAAGAAAAGTTTCGTAAGGTAGAGACAGGTAACCTAACTCTTAGCATTGAGTGTGGATTCTGTCAGCATAAGTACAAGTGTTGGGATACTCTAGTAGAACGCCCATCCATACCATCAAAGGCTAAGGTTCCTGCAATGGTTAACTACATTCATATAGAAGAGGAAGCAGCATGATCGACATGACAGAGAATGACTTTGGAGTATTAATGCGGCCTGTGGAATCTGACAGGGATGATGCAGATACCCACTCTAGTCTTGAGGTGTCTGTATTCAGCAACCATATGCCTGATGTAGATGATTCAACTCATGCACAGCTTATGTTCTTAGCCTACAAGATGGCAGCTATGGTACAGTTCTGTGAAGACAACCCAGACTTTGACGAAGCCTTAGCTGAGTACACAGAAGATTTACTGGATGACTTAGGAATCAAAAGTGAGGAACCAAGTACATCCTCTAGCATTGTTGGCAGAGAAGGTAATGTTATTACACTAGACTTCAATACTAAATGCGGAGGTAATGGCTAATGAATGTAGTACCAGAGTTAACCGCTAGCTTAGATGATGCACTAGAGGATTTAGTTAATCATCCCAACCACTATAAGTCGGAGGGAGTTAGTGGAGTAGAATGCATTGACGCTATACAGTCAGCATTAAGTGCAGAAGAGTTTCAAGGTTTCTGCAAAGGTAACATAATCAAGTACACATGGAGGGCTAACAAGAAGCAGGATGCACGTACTAACCTAGAGAAGTGCCGTTGGTATATCAATAAGCTACTGGATAACCTAGTATGAGATACCCTATTAAGAAGGAGAAGAAACCTAAGCACCGCAAGGTAACGCCTAGCATACTAGGTAAAACATGCGGCATTAAATGTAAGGTCATACCACCAGAACCTTACCAATCATGGAGTGATTACCTTGCCATGAATCGTGACCAGCCTAAACCCTACCGATCATGGTTAGAGTTTAGGTTGTTTGCTGATGGCCCTATGAAGGATATAGATTACGAACCCATCAAGGTGGACTATGAGGTCGTAGAGAATAGGAAGTACACACCCGATGGGGTGATGGGTAACGTATGGTTTGAAGTCAAGGGAAGATTCAGAACACGGCATGAAATGGACAAGTACATCCATGTTCGTAAATCAAACCCAATGGCTGTCATAGTATTTGTACTGCACTCAGAGAACGTGGCACTTCCTGGCGCACAGAAACGAAAGAATGGCACACGTAGATGTATGGAAGACTGGCTACTAGAGAATGAGTTTGCTTATACTTATGAGAGTAAGATGCAACACTTCATGGATAACTTTAATAAAGGTTTAAATAGTGCTTGACTTCTTTCATAAAATCAGTATAACTGTACAACCCAACAAATTGAGGCTTATATAGTGTGGCTATTATCTGCAATATATCTTGTAACACTGGGGTTCTTTATCCATATGATAGTAAAAGGAATAATAGATTATGCACGTAACAAATAAAATACTCTCAGACATAACAGTCTTCTCTAAGTACGCTAAGTACATCCCAACCTTACAGAGGCGTGAGACATGGGAAGAGTTAGTAACCCGTAACAAACAAATGCACATGCGTAAGTATCCTCATATGGTAGAAGACATTGAGAGTGCATACAAGTTTGTGTATGAGAAGAAAGCCTTACCATCTATGCGCTCACTACAGTTTGGTGGCGCACCTATAGAGTTAGCACCTAACCGAATCTTTAACTGTGCTTACCTTCCAGTGTCTGAGGTGGAAGCCTTTAGTGAGACTATGTTCTTACTACTAGGTGGCACAGGTGTAGGCTATTCAGTACAGCGTCACCATGTTACTCAGTTACCTGAAGTGCGTGGCCCTAAGAAGCGTAAGCGTAGGTTCCTAGTATCAGATAACATTGAAGGTTGGGCAGACGCAGTGAAGGTACTGATGGAGTCTTACTTCAATGGCCTTATGGAAGTTGAGTTTGACTATCGTGACATACGCCCTAAGGGTGCTATGTTGATTACCTCAGGTGGTAAGGCACCTGGCCCTCAGCCATTGAAGGATTGTATTCATCAACTCACTAAGGTGCTAGACAATGCGCTAGGCCGTAACCTTAGTACATTAGAAGTGCATGACCTTATGTGTTACATTGCAGATGCAGTACTTGCAGGTGGCATACGTAGGGCAGCATTGATCTCCCTGTTCAGCATGGATGATCTTGATATGA